GCCCGGAGCTGGTCGAGGCCCCCGCGTTCAACACGTCCTCGGACTTCTCGCGGATCAAGATGCACATGATCACCGCGGGGAACACGAACCCCAGCCCGCTGTTCGCGTTCCTCACGGAGCTGACCCTGACGATCAACAACAACGTCCAGCCCAACAAGGCGGTCGCTGTCCTCGGGCCCTTCGACGTGAGCGCGGGCACCTTCGAGGTGTCGGGTTCGGTCACGGCCTACTTCGCGGACATCGCCGCGGTCCAGGCCGTGCGCAACAACGCGGACGTGGCGCTGGACTTCGCCCTGGTGAAGAACAACGCTGGCATGGTCTGGGACCTCCCGCTGATCGCCCTGGGCGAGGGACGCCTGAACGTAGAGCAGGATCAGCCGATCACCCTGCCGCTGTCCATGGACGCCGCGGAGGGCCCGAACGGTCACACGCTCCTGTTCAACGAGTTCCCTTACCTTCCCGACGCAGCGGATGTATAATCAACGGGGGCGGGCTCCGGCCCGCCCGAACCCTCTCAACCGCGGAGAAAATGAGAATGGGCCTGTACAAACTGTTCAAGACCGACGAGAAGCTGGAAACCGATGGCATCTGGCTGGAATACGGTCAAACCGAAGAGGGCAAGCCGATCCGCATCAAGATCGCCCGGGCGGGCGGTCGCAACGTCGCCTTCGCCAAGGCGCTGGAGAGGGCCACCCGCCCGTACAGGAAGGCCATTCAGACCGGCACGCTGGATGACAAGACCGCCACTCGCCTGTACCAGGAGGTGTTCGCGGAGACGGTGGTGCTGGGCTGGGAGAACGTCGAAGGGCCAGACGGACAGCCGCTGGAGTTCACCAAAGAGAACGTCCTGAAGCTGTTCGAGGACCTGCCCGACCTGTTTGCGGACCTCCGCGAGCAGGCCAACAACGTGTCGCTGTTCCGTGAGGAGGTGCTGGAGGCGGACCTGGGAAACTCTGGGAAGTCCTCCGCTACGGCNTNGAGCAAGGGCCCGTAGAGAGGAAGATCATTGAGCAGTGTATGCGGTTCGGGCTTCCGTTGCCCGACCGCATACAGAATGCCCCGGAGCTGAACCTTGGTTCAGAACTCTATTACACAGGCTTCCTGGAGCTGACGTCATGTAGGCAAGTAGGCATGGACCTCGGGCCAATTCCCTTGTTGGCCATATTAGAGTATTGTATGATCAACGGGATCGAGGGAGAGCAACTGGATGACTTCGTTTGGATGATCCAGCGGCTTGACCAAAAGTATCTGGAGTGGAGCAGGGCCCGTGCCAAGTCTACGTGAATTCAGCAGACGCATTACCATCCGCGCCAGGCGAGTAGAGCAGGGCGCGGATGCGCTCGTGCGAAAGGTCGCCCTGGCCGTGGACCAGGCAGTGGTTATGGGCACCCCGGTCGATACGGGCCGCGCCCGCTCCAACTGGATCGTCTCCTTAGGTGCCCCGGCTACAGGGACCATCGACGCCTATGCCCCCGGCAAAGCCCGGAGCACGGAGGCCGCCAACACCCAAGCCGCACTTGATCAGGGGGAGGCCGTCATCAGTCGCTACACCGGCGGTGAAGGCACTTCGATCCACATCACCAACAACCTCCCGTACATCCAGCGCCTGAATGACGGCTACTCCGCCCAGGCCCCGGCCAACTTCGTTGAGCGGGGCATCCAGGAGGCGGTTCAGGTCCTCGCGTTCGGGCGTATCGTTGACGGCGGTCGGGGGAGCTGACGATGGCCAACGAACGCATTGATATTGTCATTACTGAACGGGGCTCCCGCGTTGTCAGAAGGAACCTCGAAGACATCGGCAACTCCGCGCGGAAGTCCGCTGACGGTGTGGACTTCCTCAAGCGCGCCCTCGCCGCCCTCGGTGGCGCGGTCGCGGCGCGCGAACTCGTCCGTCTCCTGGACACCTACACGAACCTGAACAACCGGCTCCGGGCGACCGGCCTTGAGGCCCAGAACCTCACGGCGGTGTACCAGGAGCTGCTGGCTGTGGCGAATGATACCCGCTCCAGCTTCGAGGGCTCCGTTGAGATGTACAGCCGATTGGCCATCAGCTCGAAGGAGCTGGGGGTGTCCCAGCGGGACCTGATCGAGTTCACGAAGTCGCTGAACCAGGCCATCATTCTCTCCGGCGCGAGCGCGACGGAGGCCCAGGCCGGTCTGATTCAGCTGTCTCAGGGCATGGCCTCCGGCACTCTCCGGGGCGACGAATTGCGCTCAGTCCTTGAACAGCTCCCGGCGGTCGCGGACGTGATCGCCAAGGAGTTGGGCGTCACCCGCGGCGAACTCCGCAAGATGGGTGAGGACGGCAAGATCACCGCCGGAATCATCCTGGACGCCTTCAAGAACGCTCGCGACGAACTGGAACAGCGGTTTGGCAGGACGGTTCCTACCCTCAGCCAATCCTTCCAGGTCCTCAAGAACAACGTGGTTGACCTCATTGGTCAGATGGACGAGGCGACCGGCGCGAGCGGGCTGATCAGCCGCGCGCTCCTGTTCGTGGCGGAGAACCTGGAAGTCATCGCCAAGGTCGCGGTCAGCGCGGCGGCGGGCCTCGCCCTCTTGGGCGGAACCGCAGCGGCGATCAACCTGACGACACGGGCTGTCCAGGCCCTGACGGCGGCTATCGCGGCCAACCCCGTCGGATTCCTCCTCGTGGTCCTGACCTCCGCGATCACTGCGCTGACCCTGTTCCGCGACCAGATCAAGCTAGGGACGGACGAGTTGACGACCCTGGGCGACCTCATGCGCGCATTTGGGGAAGTGGTGGGCGAGACGTTCAGCGCGATCTGGCAGTGGGCCGCGGATACCTTCGGCCCGCTCNTCCAGCTCGTCCGGGATTGGGTAGGCGAGGTCGATGTGGGCGTCATCAGCGTCCTCCGCCTCGTGGCGAAGGGCGTGGACACCTACATCGGGGCTTGGCGCGGCGCGATCAACGCGGTCATNGTCCTGTTCCAGGGGCTCCCGTCCGCTCTGGGCGACCTTATGACCCAGGCGCTGAACGTGGTCCTGGGCAAGATCGGGAACTTTGTCAACGCGGCAGGACAGCTCCTGAGCACCGTCACGGAATTCGCGGGCCTCGGGACCATCGCCACAGTGGACCTCCGGCTGACGAACGAGCACGAAGGCGCGGCACGCCGCCTCGGTGAGGGGATCGGCAACGCCTTCTCTGACGGATTCAACCGGACCAACTACGCCCAGGACTTCCTGGAGCGGCTGACGACCCGTGCCCAGGAGATTGGGCGTGAGCGCGCGGCGGCGGGCGACGGCCCGGCGGTGGACCTGACCCAGAAGGGTCCGCGGGCTCAGATCGCGGACCCGGAGGCGGAGAAGGCTGCCAAGAAGCTGCGGGACGAGCTGGACCGCCTCATTGGCTCCTACGACAAGGTGTGGAAGGCCCAACAGGAGTACGCGGAAGGCGTCCGCCTCCTTGAACAGGCTGAGCGTGCCGGGCTGATCACCGCGGAGCGCAAGAACGAGGTGATCAGGCTTATGCAGGAACAGCTCAAGGACGCGATGGACCCGCTGGGGGCCGTCAACCGCGAGCTGGACCGCGAGCGCGAGCTGCTGGGCATGACCGCGGATCAGCGCGAAGTCGAGAACCAGGTGCGCCAGATTCAGCTGGACCTCCTCCAGCAGGGCATCATCCTGAATGAGCAGGAACTCCAGCAGCTCCGCGAGCGGCTGACCTTGCTCCAGGCCGATATCCGGATCATGGAGCAGCGCAACCAGGTCCTCCGGGCGGTCCAGGGCAACCAACAGACCTTCATGGACCAGCTCGCCGCAATCAACTCCCTGATTGAGGACGGGTCGATCACGCGCGAGCAGGCCAACGCCTACCTTGTCGAGCAGAACCAGTCGCTGCTGGAGGGGACGATTGAAGCCCAGCAGGCGATGCTCAAGAACTATGAGCAGACCCTGGCCCAAATCGACGCCCTGCGGCAGGCGGACCTGATCAGCGAGCAAACGGCGGTCCAACTGAAGGCCCGGGCGAACGCGGAACTGTACGCCAAGCAGCTCGCCGGGGCGCAGCAGTTCTTCGGCAACCTCGCCGGGCTGTCCCGCTCGAAGAACCGGGAGTTGGCGGCGATTGGTAAGGCGGCGGCGGTCACTCAGGCGACCATCGACGGCGTGCTGGCGGTCCAGAAGGCCCTGGCCTCCGCTCCGCCTCCGGCCAACTACGCCCTCGCGGCGGCGGTGGGCGTTGCGGCGGCGGCGAACGTCGCCCAGATCCTGAGTACCAACCTCGGGTTCCAGACCGGCGGCAGCTTCGTGGTGGGCGGCTCCGGCGGGCCTGACTCTCAACTGGTGGCCTTCCGCGCGACCCCGGGCGAGAAGGTGAGCGTGGCGCGGCCCGAACAGGTCCGCAAGGGCGACCCCTATGAGGGAAGCCGCCCGGTCCCGCCGCAGGTCAACGCCCGGATCATCAACGTGCTGGACCCGGCTATACTGGGCGACTACCTGAGCACCCCGGAAGGCGAGGAGGTGATCCTGAACGTGATGCGGCGGAACTCCGACACCGCCCGCGCTATCGTGAGCGGCTGATATGGCGAAAGTACAAACAAGCCTCGGCGAACTCGCGCTGCTCCCGCTCCCGGCCCGCGTGCCGGTTCGGGAGCTGCTGGAGTGGAAAACGGACCTCATGACCTCCTTCAACGGGACGGAGAAGGCGATTCNGCTGCGGAATCATCCGCGGANGACTCTCACATACATCCTCCCGGAGACGGCGGCGGTCAAGCCTCATGCCTACCTCACCCAATACGGGGCGCTGGGGCGGCGCTGGGCAATCCCGCTCTGGTGCGAGGCCCAGCACNTCGGCGGCGTCCCTNTCAACACCCTCACGATCCAGTGCAACACGGAGTTGTACGACCTCCGGGCGGGCGGGCTCGCCCTCCTCTGGCAGAGCTATGACCGCTGGGAGCTAGTGGAGATTGAGGCCGTCGCCCCGGGCGAAATCACGCTGACGGACTACACCGGGGCATTCTCCGCCGCCTTCCTGGTGCCGGTGCGGGTCGGGCACATCGACGGCTCTCCCGAACGCAGTTCAAACGGCTACGAGGCTGAAACATCCGTCCGGTTCGAGATCGAGGACACCGAGGCGCTGCCGGAGGATGTCCCGGCGCAGTTTTTAGGACATGACCTGTACCTAGAGCCAGGCATGATGTCCGCGAGCACCTACGGGCAGGAAATTACCACCCGCGTTGACCGCGTTGACTATGAACTCGGCAAAGTTGCGAGGCGGACGCCTTGGCGCTACAATAGGGACCTGAGACCGCGACACGTGGTGTGCGATGGCCCGGCGGAGGTCCGGGCCTTCCGCAAATGGCTGATGCGGCGCGCGGGCCGGTTCCGGCCATACTGGAGCCCGACCTGTGAGAACGATCTGCGGCACAAGTCCACCGGGATCGTCGCGAATAAACTCTTGGTGGAAGCACGGGACGGGCTCCTGGATTGGCTCCCGCTGCGCAACCATATCGCAGTCCAGACCCTTGCCGGGGCCTGGCTCTGCCGGACGGTGACGGCGGCGGTGCCGCTCCCGGGGAATGCTTCGACCGTTGAACTGACCCTGGACACGGCTCTGAACGTTCCGGCCCAATCCATCGCCGCGGTCAGCTTTCTCGGGCTTCGCCGGTTGGACACTGATCGAGTAGAGTTGAACTGGTTGGGCAATAGCGTTC